TCACCTCACCAGCCGTGATCGCGCTACCTGAATGTAGTTTTCGGACATTTCAATACCCGTCCAGCAGAAGCCCTCTACATCGGCGGCGAGCAGCGTAGTTCCGCTGCCAGCGAACGGGTCGAGAACGCGCCCGCCTGCCTCGCAGATCCGCACCAGCTGCCGCATCAATTCGGTGGGCTTGCCGGTCAGGTGGTGCTTGTCGGCTTTACGCACCGACTCACGGATGACACCTGGCAGCACCGGCGCACGGCGATCCAGCGGCATGTTGCCCTTGCTGCCCCAGACGATGTATTCGGCCTGGTTGCGGAAACGGCCCAGTTGCGGCCGCACGCCTTCGGTCTTGTCCCAGACAGTGATGCCGCGCCAGGTGAAGCCGGCGATCTGCAGCGCGTCAGTGGTCAGCGGCAGCTGCCGCCAGTCGGTGAACAGCAGCACCGGTGCGCCGTCCTTGAGCACGCGCGCGCACTCGGACAGCCACAGGTGCATCCACTTCAGGTGCGAGCGCTGGTCGCGTTCGTCGCCGACGAAGTCGGCATGCAGTTGCGCGCCACCGCCCTGAACGTACTTTGCCGAGGGCGGCTTGGCCCGCGCGGCGGCATGCAGCCCACCGCTGGCATAGGGCGGATCAGTGATCAGCGCGTCGAACGAATTCGCTTCGAGCGTGGGCAGGATGGTCAGGGCGTCGCCCTGCAGGAGCTGGTTTTTCATGGTGAGAGCCTTCTTGGATTCGCTCGCGGCGATCGGAGGTGAGGCTCTCGGCCTTCAGGTGATTGAGCGTGCCGCAACGCGGGCACTTGATTTGGATTTCATCGAAGGCGCCGGCCTTGAACAGCAGGCGGGCGCATTCGCCACAACGGAGGTTCTTGAGCATTGCGTGGTCTTGCAGTGGGAAAGGATTACGCGGCCGCTGGCGGCGCATAGGGGGTGAAGGCGATCACCTCATCGCCCACCCAGTCGTTGATCTTCAACATGCGCGCTTGCAGCGGTTCCAGCTCGTTGGCGGCCCACACAGCTGCAGCCTCACGGATCGAGCCGAAGCCGCCTGCGTTCTGCGGCACGATGCCCATGAGTTGCGGCGGGATACGCAGCGCGGCCAGCATGTCGTCGCGGGTGATGCCTTTGATGCCGCTGAACTCATCCTTGGCCGCCACCTCGCTGACGGGGATCAGCTTCAGGCCGTCCTTGTTGCCGCCGGGCGAGTACAGGAACAGGTTGCGGAAGTTGCCCGGCCCCTTGGCGCCCTTCATGGCGTTGCGCAGCGCGTCGACGTCTTCCTGGCTCTGCTGCGGGTCGGTCAGGTAGAGGATGAAACCGGCATGCGAGCCGTTGTTGTAGTACTTGCGGCGGAACAGCGTGGCCGACTCGTTGAGCAGCGCCGACTGCATCGCCGGCATCCACTCAGGCAGGCCGTAGAGTTCCTGATCGACATCGGCTTCGCGCAGCTGGAACACGCTGCCCGGCTCGAACACGTGCTCGTCGTGCCAGGTGCGCACTTGGAAGTACTCGCCCTCAGTGATGCCGCGCCGCATGTACTTGGACAACGGCGCAGTCAACGACAGCGCACCACCCATGCGGTTGCGGCGGCGCTCAAGGTAGCCATTGCCCAGCGTGATCCAGTCCAGCGACAACTGCTCGAAGGCCTCGCGGGTCAGCAGCCGGTGCGGCTTGAAGGTACGCGCCAGCATGTTGCGCTTGAAGATCAGCCCGGACTGCAGAAACGGATTGCTGCGCGTGGTCTTGGACAGGCCATCCAGGGCCACCGGCGGCTCGTACCAACGTCCGTTCTGCCAGCACTCCAGATAGTCCAGCACGCCGCGCCCATCGAGCACCGGCGTCGGGTCGCCAAAGGTGAAGGCTTCGCTGCGTGCGGGCACTGCAGGCGCGGTCGCGGGCAGCTGGTCGGTCAACATCAAGAGATCTCCATGAAGCCGGAGTTGCGCGCGGTGCGCCCTTCCAGCGGTTCGTTCTGCAGCGCGTGGAACAGTGCCCACGCCAGGTCCGCGTGGCCGGTCTCTTCGGAACGGCCAGCAGTAAAGGTGGATTGCCGGCCGCTGGCCGTCATGGTCTTGCGGATGGCCATCAACGATTGCGCCACATCGGTCCAGCCGGCGTCGAACTCCAGCCGCCCGTTGTGGATCACGTCGAACGCCTTGAGCACCAGGCGCGTCTTGACCTCCGGCGAGTAGCTGAAGGTGACCAGATTCGGGAAGAACTGCTTCACCAGCTGCGCCACACCGCTCCCCATGCCGGTGGTGTCGATGCCGATATAGGTCACCCAGTACCGCCGCGTGATGCGCTCGATCTCGGCGGCCTGCTTGGCAAAGTCCATGCCCCGGAACTGGATCCGCTCCAGCAGCCGGAACTTGCCGCCCGGCTGCTGCGGTGGCGCCACAACGACCAGGCCTGCGGTGTCGCCGGTCTCCGCCGGGTCGTAGCCTATCCATACCGCGCGATCGCCGTAGGGGCGCGCGGCGAAGGGCTTGTAGTCCTGGCCCCACTCGACCCAGCTATCGACCATGCACGGCTGCAGCATCGCCAGCGGGAAGATGCTGGCACCGTCGTCGACGAACTCGCACATCAACAGGTTGGCGAACGCGTCCGGGCTGTATTCCTCGCGCAGCTCGTCGATATCGAACAGGTCGCAGCCACGGCGCTGGGCGTCGAGGATGTTGACGATCTGGCGCCAGGCGCGGTCCTGGCAGCGGCGACCGCCGGCCAGCGCGTCATGCGAAACATCAATCTGGATCCTCTGCGCAGCCGGCTTGCCCTTGTTGCGGCGTTCGCCGGTCCAGAACGTGTAGGCCTCATGGGCCATGCTCGATGGCGTGCTGAAGTAGGTCTTGCGCCACTTCTTGTGCATCGCCATGCCGCTGGCGACCTTGTTCAATTCGTTGAACCCGTAGGTCCAGAAGAACTCGTCGAAGTAGAAATTGCCGTGATAGCCCTGCGCGGTGCGCGCATTGGTGCCGAGGAAGAATAGCTCCGCGCCATTGGGAAACACGATGCTGTCGCCGCCGGAGAGCGTCTCGTCGATCGTCTCGCGCACGAACTGCTGCATGTAGCCGCGGAACAGATGCGCCTGCGCCTTGGACGCACTGAGGAAGATCTGATTGCGCCCAGTGGTGAGCGCATCGATCAGCGCCTCGCGGGCGAAGTAGAACGTTGCACCGATCTGGCGCGACTTGAGGATGATGCGGGTGCGCTCGTTGCCGGCCCGGTACCAGTCACGCTGGTAATCGAAGCAGCCGTCGACGAATGCCGTGGTCAGCTGCTCGATCTGTTCCTCGGTGAAGTCGTTGCGCTTGGGCTTCTTCTTCGGCGCGGCATTGCGATTGGCGACAGCCGGATTCAGGTCGGCTTCGTTGCCGCCGCCCTGGTAGCGCTGGATGCGCGCCTGGCGCTCCAGCTGCCGGTGCAGCAGATCAATTTCTTTGAAGTCGCCGCCGGACTTTTCCGGCTTCATGATCAGCACGACCAGGCGCGCTTCCAGTGCACCACCGATGCGCTCAACGTTGTCTGCGCGATCCCACTCGTCACGCGACTTCCAGCTGTGTACAGTCTTCTCGTTCTCGCCGATGGCCTGCGCAATTTCCGTCACGCGCCATCCCATCCAGTACAGGAACTTGGCCTGTCTGCGGGTGTCCATCGGGAGCTGGGTGGCAACGCTTTGCATGCCGACCAGGGTGCGGCCCACCTCTTAATCCCGACAGTTGAACGACGCGTAATCGCCTTGTTTACACGGTGATTTCGTTGCTGCGCTGTGCGTCGCGTTTGACCATGGGTCATCGCAAACGCATCCAGCGCAGAGGACACCCATGTCGGCCAAGGCCAAGAAGTTCCGTTCCAACTGGTTCCGCGTGGCCGTCGAAGGCGCCACCACCGATGGCCGCACGATCCAACGCAGCTGGATCGACGACATGGCGGCCACCTACAACCGCGAGACCTACAACGCCCGCATCTGGATCGAGCACATGCGCAGCCTGCTGCCGGACTCGCCGTTCCGTGCGTATGGCGATGTCACCGCCGTCAAGGCCGAAGAGGTGGAGATCGACGGCACCAAGCGTCTGGCGCTGTTTGCCCAGATCGAGCCGACCGCCGACCTGATCACCATCAACAAGTCCAAGCAAAAGCTCTACACCAGCATCGAGGTGCAGGAGAAGTTCGCCAATACCGGCAAGGCGTATCTGGTCGGTCTGGCCGTCACTGATTCGCCGGCCAGCCTGGGCACCTCCATGCTCAGCTTCGCCAGCCAGAACCCCGACGCCAATCCGCTGGCCGATCGTAAGCAGTCACCGGGCAACCTGTTCACCGTCGCCGAGGAAACCGCGCTGGAATTCAGCGAAGTCAGCGAAGGCCCGGTCGCCAATCTGCTCAGCCGGATCCGCACCGCGCTCAAGAGCGAGGACGCCACCAGCATCACCGCCGAGCAGTTCGCAGAGCTTGGCGAAGGCGTCGAAGAGATCGCCGAACACGTGCGCAATCAGGACGAACGCTTCAACCGCCTGCAGGCCGAACACGCCGAGCAGAAGACCAAGCACGAACAGCTGGCAAACGACCTGGCGCAGCTGCGCGAGTCGCTGTCGCAGCAGCCCGACCCCGCACAGCCCGCGCGCCCGGTGGTCAGCGGCGGCGGCGCCGCTGTGCTGACCGACTGCTGATCCCACACCACCACACGCACACGCCGCCAGCGCCACATCTTCGGAGCCACCATGCAAAACGCCACCCGCCTGCAGTTCAATCAGTTCGCCGATCAGATCGCCAAGCTCAACGGCATCACCTCCGCGTTCCATTCCTTCGCTGTCGATCCGACCGTGCAGCAGAAGCTGGAAACGCGCATGCAGGAATCCAGCGAGTTCCTGTCCAAGATCAACATCATCCCGGTGGACGAACTGTCCGGCCAAAAGGTGGGCATCGGTGTCACCGGCAGCATCGCCAGCCGCACCGACACCGGCGCCGGTAAGACCCGCACCCCGCGCAACGTGGCCGCGCTCGACAAGAACGAGTACGTCGCCAAGAAGACCGACTTCGACACCGCCATCCCGTATGCGCTGCTCGATGCCTGGGCCAAGTTCCCGGACTTCCAGGCGCGCCTGCGCGATGCCATCGTCAAGCGTCAGGCGCTGGACCGGCTGCAGATCGGCTTCAACGGCACGCATGCGGCTGCCGATACCGACCGCGCCGCGTTCCCGTTGCTGGAAGACGTCAACATTGGCTGGCTGCAGCAGTACCGCACCAACGCTGCCCAGCGCGTGCTGGCGAGCGGCAAGACGGCCGGCAAGATGGTCATCGGCGCCGGCGATGGCGCGGACTACCGCAACCTCGATGCGCTGGTGTTCGATGTGGTGAGCAACTTGCTGGATCCGTGGCACCGCAAGGATCCGAGCCTGGTGGTGGTGCTCGGCCGCGACCTGATGCACGACAAGTATTTCCCGATGGTCAACAAGGACCAGGCGGCCAGCGAGAAGATTGCCACCGACCTGATCTTGAGCCAGCGCCGCGTCGGCGGCCTGCAGGTGGCCGAGGTGCCGTACCTGCCGGACGGCGCGCTGATGGTCACCTCGCTGGCGAACCTGTCGATCTACTACCAAACCGGCGGCCGTCGCCGTTACATCCAGGAAGTGCCCGCCCGCGATCGCATCGAGAACTACGAGTCCTCCAACGATGCCTACGTGGTCGAAGACTACGGCCTGGGCTGCGTGGTCGAGCACATCGAGATCGAGGCCTAAGCCATGGCCGACAGTCCCGCCAAGCGTCACCACAGCCGCGTGCTCGCCGAGCTGGAAGCCGCCCAACGCGCACCGCACCAGCTGATGGCCGGTGCGACGGCCTACGAGCAGCACATGGCGCAGCTGCAGAGCGATCGCCTGCGGCTGAAACAGATCCAGTCCACCCAAGGCAAGGCGGCGCTCAAGGTGCAGCTGCTGCCGACCTACGTGCCGTATCTAGCCGGCGTGCTGGCCGGCGGCCAGGGCGCTCAGGACGAGATCGTCATGACGTGCATGGTGTGGCGCATTGATGCCGGCGACTATGCCGGCGCGCTGGAGCTGGGCGCCTATGTGCTCAAGCATGGCCTGCAGATGCCCGATCGCTTCTCCCGGACTGTGGGCTGCGTGCTGGCCGAGGAAGTTGCCGAGGCGGCGCTGTCGGCACAGAAGACCGGCCAGCCGTTCGATGCGGCCGTGCTGGCCGACACCGCCGCGCTGACCGCCGAGCAGGACATGCCCGATGAGGTGCGCGCCAAGCTGCACCTGGCACTGGCACGCGCATCGCTGGCGGGCATCACCGATGAGACGCCTGCCGACCAGGCGCAGCCCATCGCCGCCGTCGCTGTGGCCGACCTGCAGCGCGCCATCGCACTGCACGGCAGCTGCGGCGGCAAGAAGGATCTGGAGCGCGCCGAGCGCCTCTTGAAGAAGTTCAGCGTTGAGCCTGCGGGCACCAACGCATAACCGAGCGTCCCCGCAACCCTCGCCGGCTCGGGGCTGATCCACAGCACTCCATCGCTGCGGTGACGCCCCGACCACCGGCGATCTATTCCGAGCCATCCATGAGCGGATTCACTGCCACCGGCACCACCAGCGCCACGCCTGATGCGATCGCCAATGCGCCCTTCTGGCCGGCGATCGCACCGGGTGCCGTGCGCGCGAGCATGCGCCTGGATGGCACCGTCACCGATGCGCGCCTGCGCCACGCCATCGTCGCCGCAATGCTCGCGGTCAACGATGAGCTGCAGACCTGGGCGCAGACGCAGCAGGCGGCTGGCTACGCGGTGTTGGCTGATGTGCCGAGCACCACGGTCGATGGCGTCTCGCGCCGCGTGCAGCTTTACCTACGCGCCGTTGCATGTGCCACCGCTGTCGAGGTGGCAGAGCGTTACCGCAGCTTCGATGCCACCGACAGCGCCAACCAGCGCGCCGATGACCTGTCACCGAGCATCACCGAGCTACGCCGCGACCAGCGCTGGGCCGTGCGTGACCTGCAGAACCTGCCGCGCAGCACGGTGGAGCTCATCTGATGCGCGTGCATGCCATGCAAGGCGACACCGTCGACCTGCTGTGCTGGCGCCACCTGGGCAGCACGGCCGGCCTGGTCGAGCGCACCTATCTCCTCAATCCCGGCCTGGCCGAACTGGGCGCCGTGCTCCCGCACGGCACGCCGGTGGAGTTGCCCGAGGTAACCACCACCACAGCGGCGATGACGCCGCTAGTGCAGCTATGGGACTGATCTGATGACCGAACCCACCTCCGTATCGAGCGGCTTTTTGATCGCCACCGGTGTGGGCCTTGCCTCCGTGCTGCCTGGCATCGACGGCGATGCGCTGATCGGTGCCTTCGCCGGCGGCGCGCTGTTCGTGGTATCGGCCGCCAAGCAACCGCTGCTGGCGCGGCTGATCTATTTCCCGGTGAGCGTGATCGCCGGCTACCAGCTGGCGCCGGAAATCCTGCGTTGGTTGCCGATCAAGTCCAGTGGCGTGGCTGCCTTCGCCAGTGCCGCGTGCGCCATCACCGTCACGCTGGGGTTGATCGAAAAGAGCAAGTCCTTCGACTTTTCCTTCCTACGTCGTGGAGGTCCGCCCAGTGCATAGCCTGGTCACCGTCCTGACGTTGATGGCCTCGCTCGCCATCTGCGTCCGCCTGCTTACCTACCACCGCCGCGTCGATGCGCGCCATCGACGCGGCGCGGGCTGGTGCGCGTGGTTGCTGATCGCCAGCACCGGCGGCCAGGCGCTGCACATCCTGCTGGCCGGCGCCGGCTCGCAAGTCAGTCTCTGGCACCTGGGCACGTTGATCGTGCTGGCGGTGCTCACCTACCGCGCCCAGGGCAATGTGGCGCGCATCCTTAAGGTTGATTGATGTTCACCGATACCCAGCTCGCCTCGATCATGCAGTGCTCGCCCCAACGCGCACAGCTCTGGCACGGCCCACTGCTTGCCGCCGCCAACCGCTTTGGCATCACCACCAAGCGCCGTGCCGCGCACTGGCTCGGCCAGGTCGGCCACGAAAGCCTGAGCCTGTCGCGCATGGAAGAAGGGCTGACCTACACCACCAGCGCTCGGCTGTTGGAAGTGTTCGGCACGCGCATCACACCGGCCCAGGCGCCCAAGTTCCTGCGCAATCCGGTCGGCCTGGCCAACTTCGTCTACGCCGACCGCCTGGGCAACGGCAACACCGCCAGCGGCGACGGTCACCGCTACCGGGGCCGTGGCCCGATGCAGCACACGTTCCGTGGCAACTACCGCCGCATCGGTGAGCTGATTGGCCTGCCGGTGGAAGAACAGCCGGATCTGCTGCTGCAGGTTGAGCCAAGCGCACTGGGAGCGGCGGCGTACTGGCACGACAACGGCCTCAACGTGCTGGCCGATACGGGCGACGTGCTTGGCCTGGGCCGCAAGATCAACTTGGGCAACGTGCGTGCCAAGCGCTTGCCCGAAGGCCACAGCGATCGCGTCACGCGCACGCAGCGCGCCCTGCAGATCCTGGGCGTGAGCTGATGGTCACGCGCCTGATCATCCTGCTGGCGCTGATTGCAGTGCTCGTTGGTGGCTGCGTGTGGCAAGAGCAGCGCGTCAACACCGCGCAACGCGAACGCAAGCAAGCTCTAGACGCAAAAGCTGCCGCTATCGCCGAGCGCGACAGCGCAAAGAGTTCCATAAAGGTCGTTGTCGAGTACGTCGACCGCGTGCACATCGTGCGCGAGGCCGGCGCCACCATCACCCGCGAGATCCCGATCTATGTCACCCAGAAAGCCGACGCTGCTTGCGCTATCCCTGCTGGCTTTGTGCGGCTGCACGACGCCGCCGCCTCGGGCCAGCCTGCCGGGCCGCCCACCGCAGATCCTGATGCGCCGGCCGCCGGCATTACGCTCTCTGCCATCGCCGGCACCGTCGCCGACAACTACACCAGCTGCCACGCCACCGCCACGCAACTGAGCGCGCTGCAGGACTGGATCGATCAGCACGTGCCGGAGCCGGCGCCGTGATTAAGCCCGCCAGCCTGCGCGCGCATCTGGTCGCGGCATTGCCGGACCTGGCACGCGATGCCGACCGGCTGCTGGTGTTCATCGACGCCGGCAGCCTGGTCAGCACGTTCCAGCCGGGGCTGTCGTTCGAGTACCAATACACGCTCAACCTGATCGTGACCGACTACGCCGGCCACCCGGACAGCGTGATGCTGCCGCTGTTGGAGTGGGTGCAGGCCAATCAGTCCGAGCTGCTCTCCAACCCGGCGCGCCGTGGCGAGATCGCCTTCGAGGCAGACATCCTCGCCAACGATGCGGTGGATCTGTCGATCAAGTTGCCGCTGACCGAGCGCGTGGTCGTGACGGCGAAAGACGGCGGAGGGTATGACATGACGCATGCGCCCGAGCCGTTGATCGATACGACATGGATGAGCTGAGCGCGCTGGAGACCTGGGCCGCGCCGTTGCTGGCGCGCCTGCAGCCCGGCGAACGCCGCACGCTGGCGCGCAAGATCGGAACGGAACTGAGGCGCTCACAGAGCCAGCGCATCGGCAAACAGCAGGCGCCGGATGGCTCGCCCTACGCACCGCGCAAGCAGCAGCTGCGGCAGAAGTCCGGGCGCGTCAAACGCGCCAAGATGTTTGCCAAGCTACGGCAGGCCAAGTACTTCAAGGTCAGCGCCAGCTTTGACCAGGTGAGCGTGGGATTTGTGGGAAGCGTCTCGCGCATTGCCCGCGTGCACCAGGACGGGCTGACCGAACGGGTGCGGCCGGGTGGTCCGATGGCACGTTACGAGAGGCGCGTGCTCTTGGGCCTCTCAGCTGAAGACCGGCAGATCGTACGCGACCAACTACTTGATCACTTAGCATAAGAGTTGCACATGGAAGCCACGCGAGAGCAGACCCGACCATGCAATCGTTGAAGGCATTAGATCAAAATGATAGCGTCGAATTTTATTCGACTCGCAATGTGGAAGGCTGCATGTTGACGCATGTGAATCATGAGACGTTAGCCCTGAAATAGTAATAGACATGAAAAATTTCAAAGACGCATATTGGACCATGTGATTCAGCTATGGGCCGCCTTCAACTTTCATTTAAGATGGTTACTAGCCGCCCATGACAGTAATTCGAGAGGCCAACATCATTCGGTTTCAAGGTCAATATCGAGACTCCGACATTCATGCGCCGTTAGCTTGCTTTCACCATGCCGTGAACGACCTTGGCTATCGAGACATTATTTTAGATTTTTCTTTATGCACCGAGACTTATCCGGGGCCAATGCTAAGCCTTTGCGTTGAAGTGCTACGTCTGCGAACAGAAATGATCGATACGCAATTGATTCTTCCAACTAAGCCAGATCTAGCGCGCCTCTTCATTAATGCTAACTGGGCTCATATTCTTGAGCCAAGAGCTCATAACGCCTCGCGCTTCCGTGGGCACACCCAAATCCCGGCAACTCAATTCACAAATCCTGTAGAGCAGTACGAAGCAGTAAACCGCATCGTCAACGCAATTCTAGGCGGAATTCCAGACATTAGGCGAGAGCATTTCGCTGCATTAGAGTGGGCTGTAAACGAACTTACTGACAACGTAATTGTTCACTCCCAATCCGCTATCGGCGGACTAGTCCAGGTATCAAGCTTCAAACGCAATTCTAAGATTGTTGAATTTACTATTGCTGATTCTGGCCTTGGAATTCCCGCGACCCTTAGATCAGGAAAAGAGTTCTCTGGCTCTGACACAGACGCCCTAGATCGCGCGATCCGCGAAGGCGTGACAAGAGACAAATCGATAGGACAAGGTAACGGCTTATTTGGTAGCTATCAGATCTGCTGTCATAGTGGTGGCGCGTTTCAAATCGAGTCAGGGCATGCCCGACTTCTTTCTAGGCCAAGCCCGTATGGCCTGGAAATCCGCGACCAAAAGATTCCTGTAAAAGGAACCCTCGTCATAGCTAAGATAAATTTTAGCGACCCTGACCTTTTAAAGGATGCGCTTAATTTTTCTGGAAAGTCCCACAAGCCTGTTGACTATATTGAAACAAAGTATGAGGGTGACTCAGACAACATAATCCATGTTGTTCTGTTAGAAGAAACTCAGTCCTTCGGGAGCAGAGTTGCTGGCACACCAATACACATCAAACTTTATAACTTAGTTCAAATATGCTCGGGACAACCTATCGAGATTGACTTCTTGGGCGTTCCTTTAGTCTCTAGCAGCTTTGCCGACGAAGTATTTGGAAAATTATTTGTTAAGTTAGGCCCACTGGAGTTCATGCAAAGAATCAGATTCAAAAACGTCGAAAACACTGTTCGCATGCTTATAGATAAAGCCATATCACAACGCGTCAGCACCGGACTGGGCAGCTAACAAAAATTCACGAAAGCGCATCCCTGTAGACAGTGACTTTACATAGAGAAACACTTTACGCCTAAGGTCCACAGACGAAGAATGCAGCTTCGCACGTGGACCCAATATGGCCTCCTTTACCGCTGTCGATCTATCAAGGCTGCAGGCGCCTGACCTGATCGAGGCTTTGGATTTTGAGACGATCTTCGCTGAGTCCTTTGCCCAGTTCCGCCGGCTCATGCCTGAGTTCTCGGCACTCACGGAAGCCGACCCGGTCTACAAGCTGCTGCAGCTATTTGCAGCCCGCGAACTCCTGATCCGCCAGCGCGCCAACGACAAGGCGCAGCAGACCATGCTGGCCTTCGCTACCGGCACCAACCTCGATCACCTGGGCGCCCTGTTTGGCGTCGCTCGCCTGGTGCTTGATCCGGGCCAACCCGATGCCGGCGTCGCGCCGAGCTTTGAGTCGGACGTGGACTTTCGCCGCCGCATCCAGCTGGCGCCCGAAGGCTTCAGCGTGGCCGGCCCCGAAGGCGCTTACATCTACCACGCGCTCAGTGCGGCGGCCGATGTCATGGACGCCAGCGCCACCAGCCCCGCGCCTGGCCAGGTCCTGGTCACCGTGCAATCGCGCACGGGCGACGGCACGGCTCCGCAAGCGTTGCTAGACGAAGTCGCTGCCATCCTCACCAACGACGACGTGCGCCCGCTGACCGACAATGTCACGGTCCAGAGCGCCCAGATCGTCCCGTATGCCATTCGTGGGCGCGTCTACACCTACGCCGGCCCCGACTCGGCGGTGGTCATGCGCGAGGCGCTGCGCAGCCTCCAGGCGTATCTGGACGAGGCACACCGCATCGGTCGCGACGTGCCCGAGTCAGCGATCAAGGCCAAGTTGTTCGCCGATGGTGTGCAGCGCGTGGAATTGGATTCGCCGGCAGCCGACATTCGGATCAGCCGCACGCAGGCTGCGTACTGCACCGCGATCGACATCGTGCACGCCGGCATCGATGAGTAACTCCCCGCTGCCGCCGAATGCCACGCCGATGGAGCGCGCCCTGGCCTCTGTCACCGAGCGCCTGGAAGCGATTCCGTTGCCGTATCCAGACCTGTGGAATCCGGACACATGCCCGGCCGGCCAGCTGCCGTGGCTGGCGTGGACGCTCTCGGTCGATGACTGGAAAGCCGACTGGAGCGATGCGGTCAAGCGCTCGCGCCTGCGTAGCGCCATGGCGATCCAACGCCGCAAGGGCACCGCCAACAGCGTCCGCATGGTGGTGGCCTCGTTCGGGGGTGCCGTGACCATCCGCGAGTGGTGGCAGCAGCAGCCGCGCGGCCAGCCGCACACCTTCGAGCTGACGCTCACGCTCAATGGATCCGATGGCAGGGCTGCAAGCGCTCGGTTTGTCGATGAAGTCATCGCCGAGGTTGAGCGCACCAAGCCGGTTCGCTCGCACTTCGGCTTCGTGCAGGGGCTGCAAACCACCGGCAACGTCTCGCTGGTGACTGGTATTCGCATCATCAACTACCGCCGTCTGTCGATGACGGCGCAGGGATAAGCCATGGCATTACAACTGGTTCTCACCACCGCTGGTCGTGCAGCGCTGATCAACGCCGAGAAGAACGGCACCAACGCCGTCAAATTGACCAGCATCGGTTTCACTGCGGCCGCATTCGCTGCAACGGATGACCTGAAGACAGTCCCAGGCCAGCACCTGACGCTCTCCAGCATCTCAGGCGGCACCACGTCGTCCACCACCATCCACGTCACTGTCAGCGACACGAGCCGGGCAACCTATGAGGTTCGCGGCTTTGGGCTGTACTTGGAAAACGGCACGCTGCTGGGCAGCTATTCCCAGCCCGAGCTGATCATGGAGAAGGCCGCCGCCTCGGACCTGCTGATGTCCGCCGACATCCTGTTTTCTGGGGTCACGGTGTCTTCGGTGACGTTTGGCAATGCCAACTTCACCAACCCGGCCGCGACCACCGAGAAGGAAGGCATCGTCGAACTTGCCACGCGCGCAGAGACCATTGCAGGCACAGATGCGCAACGTGCCGTCACACCCGACTCTTTGAAAGCAGCGATCGACAGCCGCAGTGGCCGTGCGCGCTTTGAGGCATCCGGAACCTTCGTTGTTCCGGCAGGGGTAACTGCGATCTACGTCAGCGCCTGTGCAGGCGGCGGCGGTGGAGGCGGTGGTGCAACGCGGGCCGAGAAAGTCCTTGGGTCAGCGAGTTACACCGCGACCGGTGGTGGCGGTGGCGGCGCTGGGCAATCGATTCAGCGCCTGCGCTTCGCGGTTGTGCCTGGCGCCAGTGTCCCGATCGTCATTGGTGCCGGTGGATCCGCTGGTGCAGGCTCAAGGACGGACGGGACAAACGGCGTAGCCGGCAGTGCAGGCGGAGCAACCGTCATCGGCAATCTCATCACCCTGGCTGCAGGTCAGGGTGGCGGCGGCGGTCTCGTTGGTGCAACGCAGGTCGGCGGTGCAACCGGTGGAGACGGCTACCCAGCCGGCGGCGATTCGGCATCGATCTCAGTCAACGCACCCTATGGCCCGGCAGGTACCGGTGGCTCCTGTGCATTCGGCGGCGGCGGGCCGGGCGGGCGTAGTGCAGGCGAAACGACATCGGCCAGTCGTAAAGGCTATGGCTTTGGCGCTGGCGGTGGCGGTGGGGGCGGCGTGTCCAATGGCTCCACGGCAAGCACGTTTGGCAAGGATGGTTCCACCGGGTGCCCCGGTTTCGTTTTCATTGAGTGGTGCTGAAATGACGATTGGACGTTACGCGATGATCCAAACCGGGACCGACGTGGTGGTCAACATCATCGTTTCCGATAGCGGCTTCACCATTGACGGTTTCGAGTTCCGCGCACTCCAAGACAAGTCCGTGTGCGAGCCTGGAATGTACTTCAATCGCGGCGACGGGCTTTACTACTTCGACGCAACGTTCACCCAGCGCGAAGTCATCGCACCGGAATCGCCTGCGAATTTGTAGCACCGCTGCGCTGCGTAGATCACGCAGCTACAGCACAACTGCAGTGTCATCCTGCACGCGCGCGACGACCATGACTGCATGGGCAACGCATCCTCCGCACTGAGTAACGCCATTCGCCTCGGCACCGTCGCCGAGGTGAATCTCGCCACCGCGCGATGCCGCGTACAGGTCGGCGAGATGCTGACCGACTACCTGCCTTGGGTGGTCACCCTGGCCGGCACCACCATCATCTGGTCGGCGCCAGCGATCGGCGAGCAAGTCGTAGTGCTCTCGCCGGCTGGCGACCTGGCCGATGGCGTGGTGCTACGGGGCCTGTACTCCGACCAATTCGCAGCGCCTGCCGCGTCCGACACGCTCCACGTGCTGCGCTTCCCCGATGGCGCGCAGATCCATTACGACACCGAGGCGCATGCGCTGCAGGCCACGCTACCCAGCGGCGGCACCGCATCCATTACTGCCGATGGCGGCATCACGCTCAATGGCCCGCTCACCGTCAACGGCAAGACGATGCTCAATGGTGATGCGACCATCAACGGTACCGCGAAGGCGACCACTGATGTCATCGGCGGCGGGATCAGCCTCAAGAACCACAAGACCACCGGCGTGACGGCAGGCAGCGCACTCAGCGGTGGCCCGCAGTGATCGGCGTTGATGCCACCACCGGCCGTGTGATCGAGGGCGAGCAGCACCTGGCCCAATCGATCGCCTGCATCCTCACCACGCCCATCGGCACGCGCGAGCAGCGCCGCGATTTTGGCTCGCTGCTGCCCGAACTGATCGACCAACCATTCAACGGCGCCACCCGCACGTTGCTCTACGGGGCCACGGCCACCGCATTGATGCGCTGGGAGCCGCGATTGCGCCTGACCCGCGTCGACCTGGTCATCGGCGATGTGCCTGGCAGCTTCGTGCTGACAGTCGATGGCGAACGCACCGACGTCGCTCCCGCCAATGCGCGCTCGCGCATGACCATCCCGCTCCGCTTCCGCTCGTCCTGATTGAGGAACCTATGTCTACTGCCTACCACCACGGCGTTCGCGTCATCGAAGTCAGCGCAGGTGCGCGCGTCATCCGCACCGTCTCCACCGCCATTGTCGGCCTGGTCGCCACGGCCTCCGATGCGGATGAGAAAATCTTTCCGCTCAACAAGGCCGTGCTGGTCACTAATGTGCTCGGTGCCATCGCCAGTGCCGGCACCAAAGGCACCTTGCGTGACACCCTGCAGGGCATCGCCGACCAGACCAACCCGGTGACCGTCGTGGTGCGTGTGGCCGATGGCGAAGACGCGGACAAGACCTCGTCCAACGTCATTGGCGAGGCCAAGTCCAGCGGGTACACCGGCCTGTATGCGCTGCTCGCGGCGCAAGCACAGCTGGGCGTGCGCCCGCGCATCCTGGGCGCGCCGGGTCTGGACACACTGCCGGTGGCCAAGGCACTGGCGACCATCGCCAAGAAGCTGCGCGCCATGGCCTATGTGCGGCCGGTCGCCGATACCGTGGCCGAGGCGATCACCTACCGTGGGCAGTTCGGCGATCGCGAGTTGATGCTGATCTGGCCGGACTTCCTGGCTTTCGACACCGCCACCAGCACCACGACAGCGGCGTATGCCACTGCACGTGCGCTCGGCCTGCGCGCCAAGATTGACACCGAGCAGGGCTGGCACAAGAGCCTGTCCAATGTGCCTGTGGCGGGCGTCACCGGCATTTCCAAGGACGTGCACTGGGATCTGCAGGATCCGGCTACCGATGCGGGTGTGCTCAACGAGGGCGACATCACCACGTTGGTCAACTTCAACGGGCAACGCTTCTGGGGATCGCGCACGTGCGCCGAGGACAACATGTTCGCCTTCGAGACAGCCACGCGCACCGCACAGGTCCTGGCCGACACCATCGCCGAGGGCGTGGCGTTCTACGTCGACAAGCCGATGCATCCCTCGCTGGTCAAAGACATCGTCGAAGACATCAACGCCAAGTTCCGCGACCTGAAAGCGTCCGGCTACCTGATCGATGCCACCGCCTGGTTCGACAGCACCGTCAACAGCGCCACCACGCTCGCCGATGGCGCGCTGCGCATCGACTACGACTACACGCCAGTACCGCCGCTGGAGAACCTGCAGCTGTACCAGAAGATCACCACCAGCTACCTGGCCGACTTCGCCGAACGCGTCAACGCGTAACGCACCCGCCTTAGATTCCCGGAGAAACGCATGGCTTTGCCCAAGAAACTCAAAGCGCTCAACCTGTTCAACAACGGTGAGAGCTATCTCGGCCAGGTGGTCGAGGTGAAGCTGCCCACGCTGTCCCGCAAGATGGAGGAGTATCGCGGCGGCGGTATGAATGGCCCGGTCGACATCGACTTCGGCCAGGAGAAGATCGAGCTCGAATGGAAGTGCGGCGGCATGATGCGCAGCGTGCTGAATCAGTACGGCGCCACCACGCACAACGCCGTGCAGCTGCGCTTTGCCGGCGCCTACCAGCGCGACGACAGCGGCGCGGTGGATGCCGTCGAATTTGTGGTGCGCGGCCGTCACAAAGAGATTGATCCCGGTACCGGTAAGTCCGGCGACGACACCGAGTTCTCCGTCAAGACCTCCGCCAGCTATTACAAGCTGATGATCAACGGCTCCACCGTGATCGAGATCGATCTGATGAACATGATCGAGATCGTCAACGGCGTGGATCTGCTCGCCCCGCATCGCCGCGCCATCGGCGCCTGACCCTTCCGGCCTGGCGCCGCCAGGCCTCAGCCCTGAGACCTTCCGATGACCCCGACCTTTTCCCCAGCCATTCCCCTCGACCAGCCCATCACGCGCGGCGAGCAGACCATCACCGACCTCAAGGTGCGCAAGCCCGGCGCCGGCGAACTGCGCGGCCTCAAGCTGACCGACGTGCTGCAGCTGGATGTCACCGCCCTGGCAACACTGCTGCCGCGCATTTCCTCGCCCACGCTAACCACCGCCGACGTCAATGCGATGGATCCTGCCGACCTGCTGGCGGTCGGCCAGGAGGTGCAGGTTTTTTTCTTGCCGAAGGCGCAGAGGGAAGCGGATTTCCCGACTGCGTAGAGGATGCGATGGCCGACATCGCGGCCATCTTCCACTGGCCACCGTCTGAAATGGACGGCTGGTCGCTGCACGAACTCACGGCGTGGCGCGAGCGTGCCCGCCTACGAAGCGGAGCCGAATGATGCCCCACCCAACGAACGAGGCCGCCTAAATGGCGGCCTCCGACAATCTGCGCCTGCAGGTCATCCTGGCCGCCGTCGACCGCGCCACCGGCCCGTTCCGGCGCGTGCTGAGCGGTAGCCGCGGCGTTGCCACCGCGCTGCGCAATCAGCGCGACGCGCTGCGTCAGCTCAACAGCCAGCACCGCGACATCGGTGCATATCGCGAACAGGTGGTGTTGGCACAGCGTGCCAAGGCCGCGCTCGATGCGCAGCGCCAATCGGTGCGCACGCTTGCCCAACAGATCAAGGCCACCGGCACGCCCACCGCTGCCATGAATGCCGAGTTCGAGCGTGCCGTGCGCACCGCACGTGAACTCAAGACCGCGCACGGCGCGCAGGAGGCCGGCCTGCAGCGCCTGCGTGGTCGTCTGGAGACGGCCGGAATCAGCACCCGCGAACTGGTCACGCATGAGCGCCGTTTACGCAGCGAGATCGAGAGCACCAACACCGCCATGCGCGCCCAGCAGCAGCGCCTGGCGGCGATCGATGCCGCACAGCGTCGCAGCGCCCGCATCCAGAACGCCGGCCTGCAGGCGAGCGCCTACGGCGCCGGCATGGCGTTCGCCGGCCAGCGCGCACTGGGTGCCACCGCGCTGCCGATCAGCGATGCGATGGAGTTCGAGTCGGCGATGGCCGACGTGCGCAAGGTCGTGGACTTCAAGACGCCGCAGCAGTTCGCGCAGATGGGCCGCGATGTCGAGAACCTCTCGATGCGGTTGCCGATGCTACCGGCCGACATCGCCAAGATCGTCGCGGCCGCCGGCCAGGCGGCCATCCCGCGCCAGGAGCTGGTCCGCTTCGCCGAGGACGCGGCGAAGATGGGCGTAGCCTTCGACAGCAGCGCCGAGGACGCCGGCCAGACCATGGCGACCTGGCGCACCGCCTTCCGCATGGGCCAAGCCGAAGTGGTCGTGCTGGCTGACAAGATCAACTACCTCGGCAACACCGGCCCGGCCAGCGTCAACAAGATCAGCGCGGTGGTGAACCGCATTGGTGCCCTGGGCGAAGTGGCCGGCCTGCAGAGCGGGCCGCTGGCCGCGCTGGGCGCCACCGTCGCCGGCATGGGCATCGAGTCGGAAGTCTCGGCCACCGGCATCAAGAACATGCTACTCACCCTGGCATCGGGCGAATCGGCCACCAAGAGCCAGCGCGAGGCCTTCGACAAACTCGGCATCAAGGCCAAGACCATGGCCCAGGTCATGCAGAAGGACGCAGGCGGGGCGATCATGTCGGTGCTGCAGAAGCTGCGCGCACTGCCCAAGGCCGAGCAGGCCGCGACGATGACGCAGCTGTTCGGGCGCGAGTCGATTGGTGCGATCGCACCGCTGCTAACCAATCTGGAGCTGCTGCAGGGCAACTTCGCCAAGGTGGCCGACGCACAGCGCTATGGCGGCTCGATGTCGGCCGAGTACGCATCGCGGGTGGCCACCTCGGCCAACTCGCTGCAGCTGCTGAAGAACACCGCTGTGGTGGTGTCGCAATCGATCGGCCAGACCCTGCTCCCGCAGTTCAAGCAACTGACCGAGCGCACGGCTGCGGTGGTCGGCCAGGTCACGACGTGGATCCGCGCCAATCCGGTGCTGGTGGGCGCGATCGCCAAGACGGCGATCGCCGGCGCCGCGCTGGTCACGATCCTGGGCGGTCCGCTGGTGGCCGGCGGCGTGGCCGCGATGGCGTTTTCGCAGATCCACGGCGCTGTGGCGCTGCTGTCGGGCGGTGGCGGCTTTGGTGCGCTGCTGCGGCAAGGGCTGGCGTTCGGCGGCCGCGTGCTGCCGATGCTCGCCAATGGTGCGCGTCTGCTGCTGCCGCTGCTCGGCGGCGTCAGCCTGCCGGTGCTGGCGATCGGTGCGGCCGTCGCTGCGGTGGCGCTGCTAGTTTGGAAGTACTGGGGGCCGATCAAGGCCTTCGCCATCGGCGTCTGGCAAGGCATCGTCGATGTCGCCGCGCCGGTCCTCGCCGAGCTGAAGACCGCGCTCGCGCCACTGGCGCCGGTGTGGGACACCGTGGCCACTGCGATGGGCCAGGCCTGGGCGTGGATCAAGCAGCTACTGACGCCGTTTGAGGCCACCACCGCACAGTTGCACGGTGCAACGCAGGCCGGTCGCGGGTTCGGACAGATCATTGGCGCGGTACTGGTCACCCAGCTGCAGCTGGCCGTCAAGGCGATCGGCTGGCTGGTGCAGGCGTTTGTGTTCGTGCTGCCGGTGATCAAGCAGATCCTCAGCGGCGTGTGGCAAACCGTCCAGGGCACGTGGTCGCTGATCGTGGGCGTGTTCACCGGCAACGGCGATCGCATCCGCCAGGGGCTGCTGCAGCTGTGGGCCGGCATCAACCAGCAGCTGGCCAACTGGCCGGCGCGGATGCTGCAGGCCGGTGCGGACATGATCAGCGGCTTGCTCCAGCCGTTCGCGTTCGTCCTGCCGGTGATCAAGCAAATCCTCGGCGGCGTATGGCAAACGGTCCAGGGCGCCTGGGCGCTGATTGTGGGCGTGTTCACCGGCAACGGCGATCGCATTCGCCAAGGGCTGCTGCAGCTATGGGCGGGCATCAACATGCAGTTGGCCAACTGGCCGGCCAAGATGCTGCAGGCCGGCGCCGACATGATCAGCGGATTGATCAAGCCGTTCGCGTTCGTCCTGCCGGTGATCAAGCAGATCCTCGGCGGCGTGTGGCAAACGGTCCAGGGCACGTGGTCGCTGATCGTGGGCGTGTTCACCGGCAACGGCGATCGCATCCGCCAGGGGCTGCTGCAGCTGTGGGCCGGCATCAACCTGCAGCTGGCCAATTGGCCGGCCCGGATGCTGCAGGCCGGCGCCGACATGATCAGCGGCCTTGTCCAGGGCATCCGCTCCAAACTCGGCGCCGCCAGCAATGCGATCGCCAGCGTCGGCACTGGCGTGGTCGATCGCTTCAAGGGCCTGCTGGGCATCCACAGCCCCTCGCGCGTGTTCGCCCAGTTAGGCGACTTCACCATGCAGGGCCTCACCGTGGGCCTGCAGCGCGGCCAGGGCGCGCCTGTGCAGGCCGTCATGGCGCTTGGCAACCGGATGCGTGCCGTGGGCGCCGGCTTGGCCCTGGCAACGGCCACAGCGCCGGTGGCGGCGATCGACAGCCGGGCGCCGCTGTCGGCCCCTACGCGCGCGGCCAGCGCGCCTGCAGGCGGCAACAGCTACGTCATCCACGTCCATGCCGCACCGGGCATGGATGCGACCGCACTGGCGCGCGAAGTCGCCCGCCAACTTGAAGAGCGCGACCGGCGCACGGCGGCTACCCGCCGCTCCAGCCTGCGCGACGACTGAGGATCACCCCCGATGATGATGTCCTACGGCACGTTTGTGTTTGCCCTCGATAGCGCCGCATATCTGCAGCTGCAGCGGCAGATGAGTTGGCGCCACCCCACCAGCGAGCGCGTCGGTGCTCGAGCGGCCAGCCAGTTCCTGGGCCCAGGCGATGAGACCATCGAGCTGTCGGGGCTGATCGCGCCGGACCTGACGGGCACGCGAACCTCGCTGGACACATTGCGCACGCTTGCTGCAGCCGGCGAGCCGTTGCCGCTGGTGGATGGGACGGGCATGGTCTACGGGCCATATGTGCTGCTGTCGGTCAATGAGACGGCCTCGCTGTTCTTCCAAGACGGCACACCGCGACGGATTGAATTTCAGCTGAGCCTGCGCCGTGCAGACGACGTTGCGCCTGAGGCGACCGCCGCATGAGCTACCCGATTCCGCAGTGGCGCGTCGTGCTCGATGGCACCGACCTCACCGAGCGCATCGCACCGCGCCTGCTCGATCTCACGCTTACCGAATGCCGTGGCGGCGAAGCCGACCAACTGGACCTACGCATCCACGACCATGACGGCAAGATGGCGCTGCCCAAACGCGGCGTGCGCCTAGCCGTAGCGTTGGGGTGGAAAGCCACTGGCTTGGTCGACAAAGGCACCTTCATCGTGGACGAGGTGGAGTACAGCGGTGCGCCCGACATCATCACCGTGCGTGCGCGTAGTGCGGATCTGACTGCAGACATGCGCACGCGGCGCGAGCGAAGCTGGCACAACACCACGCTGGGCGCTGTCCTCAAAACGCTGGCTGGAGAACATGGACTGACGCCTCGTGTGGCCGACGCGCTGGCGCGCATCAAACTGCCCCATCTCGACCAGGCCAACGAGAGCGACATGAATCTGCTCACCCGCTTGGGACAGCGCTTCGATGCGGTGGCAACGGTGAAGGTAGGTGCGCTGGTCTTTGCGCCGATCGGCGCTGGCACCACGGCGACCGGCAAACCGCTGCCGACTGTCACCCTGACGCGGCGCGATGGCGACCAACACCGCTACTCCGTGGCCGACCGCGATGCCTACACCGGCGTGCGTGCTTACTGGGTGGACAAGGGCAAGGCGCGGCGGCAGTCGGTGCTGGTGGGCACAGACGACAACGCCAAGCGCCTTCGCGAGTCCTATGCCGATGAGGCAACAGCACGCCAGCATGCGCACGCTGAGTTGGAGCGGATCAAACGCGGTGTGTCTAAATTTGAGTACGTGCTTGCTACAGGCCGCGCCGATTTGTCACCCGAACAAGAAGTCACGGTCAATGGGTTTAAATCTGAAATTTCAGGCATGAAATGGCTCATATCCAAGGCAATTCATACGATCAAGGCCACTGGCTTCGCTACACAAATCGACCTGGATAGCTCAAGTTGACTTCAATTCATGCGCTGCACGCCACTGCAATCAGGCGCCACCAGAACATGTCAGATTTCCCCTACAAACTTTTAGCCCGAGTCGAGCTAACCTCGCTACTGAAGTCAATGGACCGAATCGATTGAGTGGCAAATCTAAACGCTGCCCAGAAATGGCGATGCCGACTTCGCATAGCTGCACCAATTCACTACAGAAGGAAGTATGCACATGAATGGATTTAATCTCTCACCCAAGCTATCCACAAAACAGAAGCAACGCCTTGCTCTTGGTACTGGCTTGCTCTTGGCAATTGGAGGCTATGCCTACGCACAGGAAGCGGTGAATGAGATCTGGGGACCTTTCAACTGCGATACATGTTTGTTGGGCACTCCAATGCCCGATCCCATTACTCAGGTGTTCATTGACACTTGGCGGTCTGAGATGTCGAGACCTGGGTTCTTTCGATACACATACGATCTCCAACCCGGACACACAATCACAATCTGCAACGGGGGCGCATGTGTGACTTACACAGGCACTGACAGCGGAAATGTTATGGGGGGAACCGCCACACCGATCACAACGTACCCGCCTGAACCTGGCACTGGTGGCGGCGGCAGCGGCAGCGGCGGCGGCGGCGGCGGCGGCGGCGGTATTGGCGGCGGCGGCGTGGTCATCGTTGGCCCACCCACCCAAGAAAACTAAGTTAGGGTCAAGCGCATGGCGTTGCCTGTGCGCTTGAATCCATTTAAGGTCGTGTCTGAGAGGTGGCATGAACACCATAGTGCTGCGGCGGAGTTTTTTAATTGAATAGATCTAAAAAAAATAAGTACTTTTTTTCTGCTGCCGCGTTATTGGTTATCGCAGGCGTATTCACCTACGTCTTTTACAGTCCCACCCGTTCACCAGGGTCGACGGTGGACGACAACACAGAGGGGGCGAAACAGAGGGCACAGCCTAGAGTTTCAGCACCAGTGGCAACTCTGATAGCGGACAGAAAAATAGATAGCGATGTTGTCAAACGACAAGGCCCAAAGGCTTTCAGCATTGTAAGGAATAAGAAGCGGCCTCCTGGAGATGTTGCGAAGTACATCGACTCTCTTCTTCAACGTTCAGAATCAGGTGATGCTGTTGCCACCTACTCAATATATCTCGCTGCACTCGAGTGCAAGAACACTTTGAGTGGGTCTGCTAGCAGAAGTGCTCTTGCGCACCAGGCGTCGGCGACCGGCGAAGGCTATCTGAAGAGCGCAGAGTCAAGCCTAGATGATTGCGCTAATTTGGCAAATCGCCCAGAGCTTCTGAACGGTGAGTGGCTAAAGAAGGCAGCCGAACAAGGTTCTCTGGAGGCGCAGTTGATGTACGCCAGAGACACCTCTTCCATCATCGGATCAAGGCAGGATTACCTAAAGGATCCCGAGAAATTAGTTCAATACAAGAAGGATGCTGCACGATTCCTTGAAGGAGCCGCACAGCAAGGTAGTGTTGACGCTCTTCTCGCGATTGCGGGCGACAGTCAGCGTGGAATCATGGCGCCAAAAGACCCTGTGAAGTCATTCGCATACTACATGGCAGCTCAAAAAACTGGATCGAATGTCTACCTCGATAAAATCGTGGATAACTACTCCAGCACCCTTTCACGAGACCAGATGCGCGCAGCACATGAGCAGGCTGAGGCGATCTATGAAAACTGCTGCAGATAGGCATTGAGGATGGCATCGTAGTAACTCATTGATGCAGGCAGGGCGCCATCCCCAAGCACCAAATCTATAACTAATTTTGACAGCTGCCTTTCATCGCTTATCGGGCGCACCGCCTACACACACAAGCGGAGATTTCTTACAGCTGGCACGCGGGCGATTAGGCATTCTGATTTCGGTTGTCAGGTCAACTCGCGCTGCCAGGATGGCAGCGAATGGATCGCAAGGAGCTATGCGCCGACACCTGGGAAAGCCGCCGGTCATAGACTGGCGGCTTTTTTTGTTGTTGATCACAAGCGAACTCTACAGTTCAGGCTGGTATAGCCGATAACGGCAAATTTCCCACGAGCAGCTGTCCAATCGCGATGCTGATCACTTGCTCTTTTTTTTGCGTCCACCAACAACGATCTGCATGTTGCTTTGATCGATCGATGCGGTGGTAGAAACCACCGAGCCGATTTCGTTGTTGTTGAACGACAGGACCGGGCCAGCACTAGCCTTGGAAGACGAGGCATCGCTTACCAAGCCCAATGCAGCAAGCACAGCGTTGCGGGCAGCTGGTGATGCATCTTTGAAGGCAGACAGCAGGAACCTATCAGCGGGATCCAACTGCGCGCGATGTCCAGACAGCACATACAAAACATCGACGCCACGGTCTAAAGCGGCCAGTAGGTACGCTCCACCCGGCAGATTGATGTCTTTCTCGAAGTTCAACTGCGCATAGCGCGTGAGGCCGAGTTGCACAGCCATCTCGTCCTGCGTCAGGCCAAGCCGCTTGCGCTCATCCTTCAGGCGTTTCCCTACGGTCATTCAGGCATTTCCTTACTTGACAATGTTGAGTTAAGTCCACAAAATTCCCAAAAGTAAACGGAACCGCCACATGCCCCGTCAGAGTCAAATGCAGCAGTTCACGCCCCGCAGCCCGGAACAGGCGCGACAGTGGCTTGAAGCAAATGGCATCACGGTCTCGGCATTCGCCAGGCAGAACGGCGTGGATCGGTCGGTCGTGCATGACCTGCTCCGTGGCCGTTCTCAAGGCAAATATGGCGAGTCCCACAAGGCGGCAATCGCTTTGGGTCTCAAGGCACCACCCAATAGTGCCACACAAATCCCAACCGCCAAAAGCTCAAGGGGGTGAGCATGTTCGGTCGGAAAAAAATCGTTTTTCGCTGCGAGGCGTGCAGCGCAAGGCTCATCAAACGAACCAGTTTCCTCGCGCATAAGTTCCTTCGGCATGACTCCTATGTGTGCGAGAACCCGATGTGTGGTGCTACTTACACGGGCCATTCGGAGTTAACAGGTATTGCCAGCCCCAGCGGCGTGCCCACCTCACACAGCGAGCTTCCACCGACACCTGCGTATGAGCGCGCCCAAGCCCTGCAGGCCTACCGTGAATCGCTGGGCGATCGCCAGTTGGATCTGATTCCCGCAGGCGGCGAGCCGCTCTTCCCTCACCTCTGAGGCACCCCTAATGCGAAAGACCCTTGATTGGGCGGCATTGCCGCCCACGGCGAAGCTTTGCCTGGAAGTCGCGCTAGTTCATGGCGGCCTGTTGAAAACTGAGCACGGTTACATCGGCCGCACTGCGCCTGCGCAGACCGCGCAGCGCTTCGGTGCGGTGGTGGTGGCCACCCTCATGCGCGAAGGACTTGCAACGTCTGACAGCGCCAATGAGCGCCTTGTCGTGCTGACCGATGCCACCGCCGTCTTGTTCCATCTCCAACACGCAAACACTGAGGTCGGCTCGTGATGCACGCCAACAGCTGGTTCACCGCACAGGAGCCGCGATTCGTTGATGCGGCAAGCAATGTGCCGCAGCGCATCGCGCCGCACGCCAAGCACGAAGAGGCACGCCTGCTCGCAGCCGCCGTTGACGCGCACCGTCGTGCCGGCGGCACTTATGTCGTGATCGACAACGCTACAGCTTCGCTCGCGCCTCAGCGCCGGCTCGGCGTCTAAGGAAGTTCGATGCAAGAGGATCTGCGGCAACAGGTGCTGTCCCGACTAGAACGGGATTACGGACTCAAGCACCGGAGTGGTACCGAGTACATGCGCGGCGGCAAGTGCCCGTCGTGCGGCAAAAAAGAGCTCTACACCAACCATCTCAAGCCATGGGTGGTGAAGTGCGGCCGTCAATCCAAGTGCGGGCGGGAACTGCACGTCAAGGATCTGTATGACGACCTGTTCGACGACTGGTCCAAGCGCTTTCAGCCAACGCCTGCGGCTCCCAATGCTGCAGCCGATGCTTACCTGCAGTTCTCGCGTGGTTTCGACCTGGCGCCGCTGAAAGGTCTCTACACCCAGGACAGCTACTACGATCGCAAGATCACCGCCGGCACCGCAACCGTGCGCTTTGCGCTGGTCAAGGGCGGCTGGTGGGAGCGCCTGATCGATCGCCCGCACCGCTTCGGCAAACAGAAGGCGCGCTTTGCTCCAGGCCAGAGCTATGCGGGTGTGTGGTGGGCGGCGCCTGCCGCGCTGACAGCCATGCAGACGGCACGTGAGGTGTGGATCGTTGAGGGCATCTTCGATGCGATCGCGCTCCTGCAGCACGGCGTGTGCGCGGTATCGGCCATGTCTTCCAACGCATTCCCAGAGGAATCGCTGCGCGAGCTGTGCAAGGCACGCATGGCCGATCTTCCGACGCTTGTGTGGGCACTGGACAACGAGCCAGGCGCCCGTGCGTACACGCACAAGCACATCAAGCGTGCAGCAGCGTTGGGCTTCGACTCGCGGGCAGCACAGATCGTCCAGCGCGATAGCAAGAAGACCGACTGGAACGACCTACATCTGCGCGCTATTGCGTCCGATGATCCCAAGCAGTGGGACAACGACGTCAAGGAAGCCCGCTACCAGGGCGACCTGCTTGTGGCCCGCTCGGCGGTGGACAAAGGCCTGCTCATGTTCGAGCACGACGGCCGCAACGACTTCTGGCTGGAGTACCGCTCACGCCTGTACTGGTTCGATTTCGACACGCAGCGCTTCGACAAGCTGCGCAAGGAGAAGCTGGGTGACATCGATGCCGACGACGGCGACGAGGTTGCGGCCGAGGATCTGAAGAAGATCAAGCGCGCCGCGTGCTCCGTCCAGAAGATCGCCAACTGCTACCCGGAGGCGCTGTATTTCCAGCGCCAAGAGGTAACGGATGAGAGCTGGTACTACTTCCGCGTCGATTTTCCGCACGACGGTCCCAGCGTAAAGGGCACCTTTACCGGTGGTCATGTCTCCAGCGCGTCCGAGTTCAAGAAGCGCCTGATCTCCCTGGCGGCCGGCGCCATGTTCACCGGCACCGGCCACCAGCTGGACCGTCTGATCGAAGAGCAGACCGAGGCGATCAAGACGGTCGACGCCATCGATTTCGTGGGCTACAGCAGGGAACACCGCGCCTACCTGCTCGGCGATATGGCCGTGCGCGACGGCGAGCTGGTGACGGCCAACGAGGAGGACTACTTCGAGTTCGACAAGCTGCGTTTGAAGACCACGCAGAAGTCCATCCGATTGGAGATCCAGCGCGACGCCGAGGCGTTCCGCGTGGATTGGCTGCCATGGCTGTGGCAGTGCTTCGGCACGCACGGCATGGTCGCCATGACGTTCTGGTTTGGCTCGTTGTTCGCCGAGCAGATCCGCGCCGGGCACAAGAGCTTTCCGTTCCTTGAGGCCACCGGTGAAGCCGGCGCCGGCAAGACCACGCTGCTGACGTTCCTGTGGAAGCTGCTGGGCCGCTCGGACTACGAGGGCTTCGACCCGGCCAAGTCGTCCAAGGCCGGCCGTGCGCGCGCCATGGGCCAGGTGTCCGGCATGCCCGTCGTCCTGCTGGAAGCCGATCGCAGCGAGCCAGACAAGGCGCATTCAAAGACATTCGAGTGGGATGAACTGAAGGACTTTTTCGGCGGCGGCACCCTGGCAACGCGCGGCGTGCGCAATGGCGGCAACGAGACCTATGAGCCGCCCTTTCGCGGCACGATCGTAATTACCCAGAACGCAGCCGTGGACGCCAGCGAAGCAATCCTGACGCGTATCGTCAAACTGCATTTCAAGCGCCCTCAAGTCACCACCGAAAGCCGCATCGCGGCCGACAATCTCAACACGCTGCAGGTCGAAGAAGTCAGCCACTTCCTCGTGCGTGCCGTTCGCCAGGAGCGCGCCATCCTCGATCTGTTCGCCGAGCGCGTGAAGGTATTCGAAGCCAAGCTGCGCGCGCAGCAGGATCTGCGCCTGGAGCGTGTCATCAAGAACCACGCGCAGATGCTGGCGCTGTTCGACTGCCTGCGCCTAGTCGTCACTATTCCTGACGAGATGGTCGAGCAGACGCGGCTAGCTCTGTTGGACATGGCCCTGGAACGACAGAAGGCGATCAGCGCGGACCACGCGATGGTCAACGAATTCTGGGAAGTCTACGAATACCTCGAGGCGACCGGCCACGGAAAAGCTGTGGTCAACCACAGCCGCGACGCGCAGAGGATTGCGATCAACCTCAATCACTTCGCTGCGCGTGCTTCGCAGTTCAGTCAGGCCGTGCCCGATCTGAAGGTGCTGCGTGCGCTGCTCGGTGACTCGCGCCGGCATAAGTTCATCGGCGCGAACGTGGCCGTCAACAGCGCCGTTCTCAAGGACGATCTGACCGGCGTCGGCACCACCGTGAAGTGCTGGGTGTTCGCCAAATGAGCGCGCTTCCTCATGTTGGAAATTTTGGGAAATTTTCGTTGACATCCGCCCAGGAGCGGAGCAACCATTACTCCGTCGCCGCACAATCGGCGACCGGGCTTGGCAGCCCGATTACTCAGGCGCACCAGCGCCCATCGACCGATGCAAGGCGCTTTTTTGTTGCCCTGCATCGCGCCGGGCACGTGCTTGCCATCTTTATGGCGGGCGGTACGTGGAGGGCTTCGGCCCTGCCGGCTCCTGAGTCCGGTCTGCCAACCCGTGCCGTCCGCCACCCTGCTTGGCAGCAGGTTGGCGGACTCCAATCTACTCAGGAGTCCAGCATGTCCTACGACACCCAAGAAGCGCCCGCGTCTGCGGCGCGCCAGGTCGCACACTATTTCGGCCTGATCGCCAACACCCTTGAATGGAACCATGCCGCGTGGCTGAGCCTGATGGCTCGCCTCGAAGGCACTGGCAAGGCTATCCAAGCCCTCACGCTTGCCGACGTTGAAGCCGCGATTGCTGCCGTTGATACCGCGTTTGCGGAGGCGCAGCGATGAGTGCCAACAAGCAATTTCGCGTCTGCCCAGGCGTCATCCTCAGCTTCGAGATGATGCAAGGCTATGTGCTGGCAATGCTGCATTCCGACGCGCAACACGATGTGGCGCCTGTGCTGATCGCTTGCGAAGCAACGGGCTTTGATGACGTGTTGTTGGGGGGCGATGCGCATAGCGTCGTGCTAGGCCGGCTGCATGTCTGCATGCGTGTGGATCTTGCCGTCGACGTGCTCACCTGGCTGCAGAAACAGGCGCGCGCGAATGGAGCCGCACGATGAACAGCGTGCGTGCAACCGCTTATCCAGAAGACGCCGACTATACGATCAGCGAAGAAGAACACGACCGCCTGTGGCGCGTGCAGCAAGCAGCCAGCTTGCTCGCCACCCTCAATCACGACATCGCCACACGCGCAGGGATCAGTCACGACGGCATTGCCGCTGTTGCCGATTTCATGCGCGAAGAGTTGCTCGACATCGCCTGCAACGCCGGGCACCTGCGCGAACCCACCAAGCCGCCAACCGGCGCCGATTTGATCTGACCTGTTCCAGCGGGTCCGGCGGGCGGTGCGTCAACACCGCCCCTGGACCTTCCATCAACGAAGCTCGAGGAGAGCCACATGCAACAGCACGCTGTCACACGCTCGCAGATTTCCAGTGCCGGACCCGGCCAGGAGGCTACCACGCCCGTCGAAGCCGCCTTCGACTTAGCCGCAGGCAAGGACTGCAGCGCGATCGCCACGCTCTACATCACCCACGACGCAGTCGTGGTGGTGGCCGCTTTGACCATGGGGCAGCACAGCAGTGCCGCCCAGCGCTGGGAGCGCCGCCGAGGCCCTGGCAAAGGATGGAAGCTGATCAGCGGCCCACGCCTGTTCACCAGCGAGGCCGACCGGATCAGCAATGCGCTGGCCGAATTTATGGACGATCTGGATTTTCCTTTCGACCTGGCCAACATGCTGCCGCGCCGCCCGACCGCCGCTGCCGAGGCGGCGATCGCTGCTGCCGCGCGGGAGGTGGCGCATGCTTAATCTGGTCCTGATCATGATTGCGCCGACGATCGGCGGCGCACTGCTCTACCGCCTGTGGATCTCGCGCCCGACGCGTACCGCACATATCGGGCTGGCAGTGGGACAGATTCCGCAACGCTTGCGTCGTCGTCGGGCTATGGCCGTGCGCCGGGTGGTGGCCCATGGCTGAGTCAATCGTGGTTTATGGGCCGATGGCCAGCGGCAAGACGCTCAACGCCGAGGCGATCTGCCAGGCCTATGGACTCAAGCGCGTGCTCGAGTTGGATGAGCGACTGCAACGCAAAGGCGAGGACTGGCAGCTGAGCCAGAATGACGTGCTCATGCTCACCAACGACCATGCACTGGCCGAGCGCACTGCCCAGCGCATGCGTATCCAGACGGTGGCCATTGTCGAGGCGCGTGAGCGGGTCGGTGCCGGCTGGAGGGCGCCGCGATGAACCTTGATCGCATCATTGCTGTATCCCGCGCTGCGCAGCGCTACAACGGCCCCGGCCCGCTGTCCACCGGGGAAGCGTTGACCGCTGCCCTGGTGCTCAACCGGCACGACTGGCTCGCGGACATGGATTACACCATCGCGCAGGCGCTCGATCGGATCGATGAAGACACCATTGCGCATCTACGGCAGGCAGAGCGAGCGATCGGAAACGGCGCGGGGGTAGCGGAGGAAAACCCCGCATGACACAGCGCGAGATCTCGCACCCTGAGCCGCTGCCCGCTTGCAGGGCCGGTCATGCGGGCCGACACATCGTTGACGGTCGTCGCCTGCAGGCCGGCGGCGGGCACGTCATCGAGTGTCGGTGCGGCCGAACGAAGAAGCACGCCGCTTTTGACCAGGCACTGGCCGAGTGGAAGCGGATGCACCGCATCCGCGTGCCACGTCAAGCGGCGCCGACCGACAGCAACGTGGTGCAGCTGGGCCTACGCCTGCGCGGAGGCACCAACCAATGAGCGATGAGGAAACGGAAGCACACCGGTGTCAGTGCGAGGCGCGCCACTGGCTGCAGCAGGGTTACACCGACACCAGGTCGGTGAGCCTCCTGCAGCAGATGATCGCCGCCAAGCGCAGCGTCAAGGCGGCACAGGATCTGCGCGACGAGATGCGGCAGCAATGGAAGGCCTGCCGTAAGTGGCAGCAGGAGCAAGTGCTATGAGCGGGCGAATACTTCACTTTGCCGACCTGCAGCGGATCTGTTCGCCGGAAGGCCCGGCACCGCGCCTTACGGTCGTCTGCCGCTGGGCAGACCGCGAAGGCATCCGCTATCGCTACGACCGCAAAGGCCGGATCTGGACGACGATCGATGCAGTGAACGCCGCGCTCGGGATCGCTGAGCCTGCGGCCAACCAAGAAAATGCCATGGAGCTGATCTGATGGGACGCGGTAGAAAACGGAAGTTCAACCCGGCTATTCCGGCGCACATTGACCAGGCGGCGCTTCCCAAGGCGATCTATTGGGAGGACAACCGCTGGTATCTCCTAGAGGCTCACCCCGAAGGAGGCCGTCCGCGAAAGCGGACGGTCGCCCATGCTGAGATCCGACTCTCTGAGCTCCACAGCATTGCTGAAGCCGCCGCCGGCAATGAGGTCCGGGGCACATTGGCTTACCTCACTGAGCGCTTCGACGAGTCCACGGAATTTGCCGAGCTGTCGAAGGACACTCAGCGGGATTACCGATGGTGCGCGGAGACAGCAACTACCTACCTGCTCAAGGATGGATCCCTGCTCGGCAAGATGCAGATCGCGCGCATTAACGTGCCCGCGATGCAGCGCTTGGTCGAGACGCTTGCGGGAGGTCGGCCAGCAACGAAACTGCAGCCGGCAATCGAACCACGCCCCAGCAAAGCCAACCATGTCTTGCGCTACCTGCGCCGCACCTTCGGCTGGGGCATCCGCATGGGCTTATGCGAGCACAACCCTGCCAAGGGTGTCCGCCAGGCAAAGGAGCGTGGCGAGCACAACATGCCCGAATCCGATGTATTTGCCACTGTGCTGACCTTCGCGCTCGAACGCGGCACCCTCAAGGCGCACACTCGTGGCAGCGTTCCGCCTTACCTCCACGCCGTGATGTTGCTCGCCTACAACGTGCGCTTGCGCGGCATCGAGGTCACCGACTTGACAGATGCGCACGCCGAGACAGAAGGCATACGCAGCAGTCGCCGCAAAGGCTCGCGTGACACGGTCACAGCCTGGAATGACGACCTACGCCAAGCATGGGCCTGGCTAGCCGCCTATCGCCAAAGGGCGATGAATGCTCATGGACGGCCCGTGCTCATGAAACCTGAGCGGCGCCGGCTCTTGGTGAATCAGTCGGGTACGCCCCTAAGCAAGTCGGCGCTCGACAGTGCTTGGCAGCGGATGATCGCGCTGGCCATCAAGGATGGCATCATCACAGCCGAACAGCGATTTAGCTTGCATGGATTGAAACATCGCGGCATCACGGACACAGCAGGCACCCGTGCTGACAAGCAAGAGGCCGCCGGCCACGCGACACAGCAGATGACCAATAGGTACGCACACGACGTGCCAGTAGTTCAGCCACCGAAACGCAGGTAACCCGGCGGGTAATCGCACTAGAGCCAACTAGGGCGATTCTCCCACCACCACTGTTCAAGCCGCTCAAGGTGATCACGTATGGTTCCGGCCTCGCCGGTACGAACCGCTGTTGCCCACTCGCTTGCCAGGCGCGCTGAACCACTGAGGTCGGCACACGCCTTGAGCATCTGCTTTGCAGCCGAGGCGGGAGATGGTCGATCGCTCGGAGTGAAGCCCAGTGCTCCATCTGGGAGCACCATCAAATCGATGGCTGACTTGAGGCTAATCATATGGCCCAAACAATCCGCGAGCGCTTGCGTTAACTGGTGGGGAAGTTGCGAAAGCTGTGAGGCATCTCTGCGCATCATTGGCAGGTCGAGCGCATCACGCCTCCTCTCCAAGAATGCGTCGCCACGGGGACCTTCGACCGAGCCATTTGAGGCATAGGTCTTGTCCGTCAAGTAATCGCGCAGGTCCGACGCCAGCCGAATGATGTGTTGAAGCTCAAGCTCTATGACTGCCGCAAGCACTCGACCGGCTGCGCGCTTCGAGCGCCTTTGGACAGCAAGATTCCAGAGGAACACGAAGACGGCGAAGGCCACTGACAAAGCCGTCCACTCGAAGCCACTTTTCGGCACCTGCACAATGATCGGCACGTAATTTTCCCGGCAATTTTCCCGACACAT